CCTTGAGGAGTTAAAAGACTTGGCTCTGAGGGCTTGTCTCGAAGAATCTGAAGTTCCTAAAGATTGGTTTGATTTTGATTTACACTTAGGGGAACAAATCAATGTACAAAATTTCCGAAACGAATCTGAAGAATTAGAAGATGAAACTGAAGAAGAAATCAAAGCAAATGCTTTGATGGATGGTGATGAACTTACTCGTAAGGAATTAGTTGAACTTGAAATTCACAAAAGAAATATCATTAACGCAATTATTCAGGGGACTGCCAAAAAAGGGCACTACGTCTTTCAAAAACCAAGTGTTAGAAGAGAACTTAACAGAATTAACCCAAATCTCTATGACAATTACTTGTTGATTATGGCGTTAAACGATTTCAATTATTTTACTGATGAGGCTTCGATAGAATATATGTCTGAAACAGGACAAGGTGTTGGTGGTAAAGTAGAACTTCAAGACAACAAGAATGATAATGATGAAGGTGAAGAAGGCGAAGAAAGACCTGACACAACAATCTCCGCTTGGGGTATGTTATTTCCAATCTTGTGTCACGAGATTTTGAAAGGTTTGGAAGAGGCAAAAGGTAGATACGGATTACCTGAAGACCCTGTCATAAGACAACAAGTAATGGGTCAAACGGACACTTTACCTATGGAGGCGTGGTCTTTGAGAATTGGTCCACCAGTGGTTGAAAGATTACGATTTGCTTTGCCCGATGAAATTTTTGAAGATGAAAATAAAGGATTAATAAATTGGTTCCAAATGGAACTTTATAAACTTCCTGCCGCTGAGGTGATAAAACTTACGGGAGACGCAATTTCAGAGGATAAATCTCGTGTTTCCAAAGCAACCGATAGATTCCGTGAGATTATGAAAAAAGCGAACCAACTTAAAACAGAATACGAAAATTTTGAACCAGAGAAAAAAGACTCGGGTGAAGATGGTTTGGATGACTTGTTGGCAGGACTAGGTATCAGTCCTTCTAAATAATGAGTCTTACAAGAGAACAACTTTTAATTGAGTATAAAAAGTGTATAAATAGCACTCCATACGCTTTAAGAACTTATTTACAAACTTACGACAACACTGTTTCCAAATACGTACCACTTGAATTATTCCAAGACCAAGTACAATTAATTGAAGATTATGAAAGTTACAATGAAAACATTGCTCTGAAGTATCGTCAAGCGGGTGTTTCTACGGTTACCGCTGCGTGGGCTAGTAAAAAATTAGCTTTTGCACGAAAAGAAAAACCTGAAAAAATTCTTATTATTGCGAACAAATTGGAAACATCCGTAGAATTTGCCAATAAAATTCGTGCTTTTACGGAACAATGGCCAAATTGGGTTGGTATTGGATTTTCAGGTGAAAAGAATTCTGCACGTCACTTTAAACTATCCAATGGTTGTGAAGTTAAAGCTGTGGCAACATCTAAAGACGCACTTCGTGGTTATAGTCCAACCGTGTTAATATTCGACGAGGCGGCGTTTATTGAGGCCGACAGCGATTTTTGGGCGGCTTGTATGGCGTCACTTTCTACAGGTGGTAAAGTTATTGTAATTTCTACCCCAAACGGATATGACCCAATCTATTATGAAATTTATGACCAGGCCTTAAGAGGAATGAATGATTTTAAAATTACTGAAATGTATTGGTATAGGGACCCAAGATATACAAAGGATTTGTATATGGTAAAAACCAAAGACATCGTTCATTACCTACTTAACAAAGAAGAATATAGTTCTGAAAACATCATTAGCCTTCAAGATATTGACATTCAGGATAGAAGTTTAACAAGTCTCCAAATATACTTAACAGATGGATTTAAACCCTGTTCAAGTTGGTTTGAGGCGATGGTAAAAAAACTTAAATACGACCGTAGAAAAGTTGCACAAGAATTAGAGTGTAACTTTTTAGGTTCGGGTGATAACGTATTTGATTCAAATACCCTACAGGAAATTTCTCAAAATTTTATCAAAGAACCAAACGCTAAATTGATGGCAAATCAATTATGGATTTGGAAAGAACCTGAAAATGGACATAGATATGTTATGGGTGTAGACGTATCAAGAGGAGATTCAGAAGATTTTTCAAGTATTCAAATTATTGATTTTGATGCACGTGAACAAGTATTGGAATTTGTTGGGAAAATACCCCCCGATGTGTTAGCTGAAATAGCTTATAAATGGGGTATTATGTACAGTGCACTATGTATTACGGATTTGACAGGTGGTATGGGGGTTGCAACTGCGAGAAAATTACAAGAACTTGGATATGAGAATTTTTATATTGAGGGTGTTGATTTTGCTAACAAATGGAAATACGACCCAAAGTTGAAAGAAAAAATTCCTGGTATTAATTTTAACGCGAAAAGAGTACAAATAATTGCGTCATTTGAGGAGGCTATCAGACATAAATTCCAAATACGTTCATCAAGACTTTTGAACGAAATGGGAACTTTTGTGTACATTAATGGGAGACCAGACCACCAAAGAGGTCACCACGATGACTGTATTATGGGTATTTCGATGGCGTGTTTTGCTGCTGAGGCGGCTTTTCCTTCATTGAGTAAAGTAGAAAATCATACGAAGTCTATGTTAGATTCTTGGACTACTATGGTTTCTGAAAATAAAGACCAGTCCAAGTTTTTCAATCCTTCAATACCACAAACACCAGGTTCAATGACCAAAACTAGTAAACACTATACCCCAACCCGAAATGATTATGAACAATATAGATGGTTGTTTGGTCCTAAGTAGTATTTATAAAAAGAGTAATACAAGTAAATTTATAACTAATGAGTGATAAAAATTTTACTATATGGCAACGATTAGGTAGGGCTATGGGACCTGACGCACTTATGAGTCAGGATTTTCCCGTATATAAATTTGACAAAAAAGAACTTCTAAGAACTACAGACAAAGCTGAATACGAAAAAGAAAAATTACAGGCACGTCAGACTTCATACTTAGCTGGTCAATTTGCTAAAGTAGAAAGTAATTTATATACACAAGCGGTCTACTATGAACCGAACCGATTGGCTTCGTATTACGACTATGAATCGATGGAATATACTCCTGAGATTTCAGCCGCTCTCGACATCTATGCCGAAGAATCGACAACCCCAAATGAGGATGGTTTTGTTCTTCAAATTTATTCTGAGTCAAAAAGAATTAAATCTGTTTTAGCGGATTTATTCAACAACAATTTAGATATTAACACCAACTTACCTATGTGGACTCGTAACACTTGTAAGTATGGTGACAACTTTATTTACTTGAGATTAGACCCTGAAGGTGGGGTTATTGGTTGTCAACAATTACCAAACGTTGAAGTCGAAAGAATTGAGAGAGGTTTGATGAATGGTTCTAACTATGAAATCAAAAAAGAGGATGAACAAAAAGGATTGAAATTTTATTGGAAAGCCAGAAATATGGAATTTCAACCTTGGGAAATTGGTCACTTTAGATTATTAGGTGACGATAGAAAATTGCCGTATGGTACGTCAATGTTGGAAAAGTCCCGTAGAATTTGGAAACAACTTCTATTATCGGAGGACGCGATGTTAATTTACCGTACTTCAAGAGCCCCAGAACGTAGAGTATTTAAAGTCTACGTAGGAAATATGAACGACGACGACGTTGAGGCGTATGTACAACGTGTTGCTAACAAGTTCAAAAGAGAACAAATTGTTGACAGTAAAACAGGTCAGGTTGATATGAGATTCAACCAAATGGCCGTTGACCAAGATTACTTTATTCCTGTACGTGACCCTGCAGCACCTAACCCAATTGACACATTAGCGGGAGCTCAGAACTTGTCAGAAATTGCGGACATTGAATACCTTCAAAAGAAACTTGTTACTGCACTTCGTATACCAAAAGCATTCCTTGGATTTGAAGAAGTGGTTGGTGATGGAAAGAGTTTAGCTCTTATGGATATTCGTTTTGCAAGAACAATCAATAGAATTCAAAAATCTATGGTCCAAGAGTTGAACAAAATTGCAATCATCCACTTATTCTTGTTGGGGTTCGATGAAGAAATTTCCAATTTTACTTTGGGACTTACAAACCCATCTACTCAGGCAGACCTTCTTAAGATTGACATTTGGAAAGAAAAGATGTTGTTGTATAAAGATATGGTTTCTGACCCTGGCACAGGTATTGCCGCAACGTCATCAACTTGGGCAAAGAAACACTTATTCCAATGGTCTGATGATGAAATCAGAGTTGATTTGTTACAACAA